TAAATTAGTATTGGTAATGCTTCCCCACAACCCGGCTTTTTCACCGGTTGTAACGAGTTCTAGTTGAATATCTGTTGAATAAGTTGATGCCATAATTTTAAGTTGGATCTATTGGTGTCCACGTCATCGTTGCTCCTGGTTGTATTTCACTCCATGTTATAGCTGCAATTGCACCTATTCCTAATGTTAATGGAGCCCCTGTAGGCGTAACACTTGCAGTTCCTGTAATTGTAACAGTCCCTGAAGAAATTACAAGAGCGTTCTTCACAGCAGTAACATTCGCGTCTGCAGTTACGGTAACAATTCCCGTGCCTAATGTTAATTCGTTTTTGACTCCAGTAACATTAGCATCCCCTGTAAGAGTAACAGTTCCAATTCCTAGAGTTACTTGATTACCTGTAATAGTTTCAATAACAGAATCAGCACTAATTCCTGGATTTCCAATACTGATAGCTAATGTATTAGCTGAAGCGGGAATAGTTACACTATTGTCCGGTCCTGCCGTTGAAAAGGGTAATCCTGCAAATGATGCAAATCCTAATAACATATAAAATTCCTAAAAAGAGAGTGTCCAGGGTGATTGGTGGAGTCTGAACACTCCCTTTTTACTAGTATCACCTTTTAAACCAAGAGGAAAGTCTTAAGAAAGGTTGTTTTTTGATACCACGCGTCCTTCCCGAATACGAGTTAAATAATCTTTGTGATTAAATAAATCATATAATGTTCTTTCTCTATACATTTTATACTTCTGTTGCATGTTTGTTTGTAAATAAAAAGGATAAGACTTAAACTCCCGAGTAATGGCTTTACGATTAAAATAATCTATACCATAAAGTATTAAGATAAAATTACAATTACGAAATAATAAAAAGGTCTGGTGAAAATCTTGTATAATAGGCAAATGATGTTTCCAATATTCAAGTTGTTCTTTAAATTCTGGACTAAAAGTTACTGTTTCATTTTTCCAAAACGGAGTATTTTTATTTACTAAATAATGAATAGCTATAAAGTTTCTTACATTACTACAAATCAAAGACCATTGCTCATTATATTTAATAATAGTTTTCTCATTATAATCATTAAGATAATGACATAATAAAAAAGCTTGATGTAGTGAAACACTAATTGAACTAGCTTCCAAAGGCTCTGCAAAAATAGCACTTAATCCAATAGCAACACAATTCTTAACCCAACATTTATCTAAAGCACCATCTTGAAATTTAATATTCTTTGCAACCTCAATACTATGCCCTAAAGTTTTTTCTATTTCTTCTTTAGCCTGATCCTTATTAATGTAATTATTATTATAGACATACCCATTCCCCCATCGCCCATAAGTAGGTATTCTCCACATCCACCCAGCATCCATCGCTTGGGCTAAAGTCCAGCAATTATAATTATTAGTATCGGGAGTTTGAAAGGCAATAGCTTCATTCAGTAAAAGATTAAAAGACTTCCATTTAGCATTAAGTTTAGAAATTAAAAGTTTCTTAAATCCAGTACAGTCAATGTAAAAATCTGCCGAGTAAGTTTGTTTCTGTCCTTTTAAATTTTCTATTTTATCCGTGACCTTAACATCCTCAATAATATCTTCCGTGAATTTTATTTTCTTTTCTTTACACTTTTTAACTAAAAAATCATTTAGTTTTAAAGTATTAAAATGATATTGATTAACTTGTGAATCGGAAGCCACACGATTATTCCACATAAGCGGTGATAACATATCCTGAAACGAAGTACCTTTACTAATATGATAGGCATAATACAATTCATATTGTCCTATCGAATATTTTTGATCCCGATCAACAAAATGAAAATAAGGTTTAGAGGTCCAATCTCTAAACATAACTCCAAATTTAAAAGTGGCATCTGTTTCACAAACTAGTTCTTTTTGTGTAATACCACACATCGCCATAAACTCAGCCCAATGTTCAGTGGTGCCCTCCCCAACTCCTATAATGCCAATCTGAGTAGATTTTATAATTTCAATATCAATAGACTCAAATCTTGTTTTAAGAATTAAGGCTGTCGTTAAACCAGCGGTCCCTCCACCCACAATAATGATTTTTTTCATATCCAATCCTTTCATTTTATCTCCAACCTATACTTACTACTGGAATATTTGCTATTTTTAAAGCATCAATTCTGTTAATTGAAGTTTATTTCCAATTTTACCTTTAATGAAAACATTAAAAGATAAACTAATACGAGTATTGGTTCCTTTTTTCTTATCTACTCCATGAATTAGAAAAGATGGAAAAAGAATAATATCACCAGTTTTCACTGGATACCACCAAGAGTTAGAATTAAAAATATTATATTCAGTTTTGTGTAATTCAATTGTTGGCAAACTCCTTTTATGAAATGCAATTTTATCAACTTCTTTGTCAGCATTAATATAAAAAACTCCTGAAACATAAGAATTAGCATGAGAATGATGATGATGAAATTGATCAGTTTTTGTATAATTAAGCCAAGATTGAGTAATATAAGGAACGATAGAATTATCAGTGCAAACAACTTTATCAAAATAATCCATCACTTTTGTATATAGATTTTTTTTAAGATTCTTTAATGTTTTATCCTCCAAAACATAAGTATCAGTAGAAGTTGTATTACCTGCATTTTTATAAATTTTAGTTTTCTGTTCATCAATTGTTTTTAATTCTCCTTTAGTTAATTTTCTTTCTAAATTAGAAAAATAAATAGGTTCAGGAAAAAGGTGATGGATTGGCAGATTAATTATTTCCAGCCTATACTTGTTGCATAAATGCCTGTTTGTTTAGAAATACTTTGATTGTGCGTTGTAATCTTATAGCACATACTTGTGCCACTTGGTTGACTTGAAATATCCAAGTCATGAAAGCCTAAGATCTTTTTGTTTGTTCCCCATGTGCCTTCATCAACAAGTGTACCTTGTGTAAAAGTTGTTCCTGAATCTCTTGATATATATCCTTTAATGTCGGTATTTAATGTAGCTGTTCCTGCAGCATTTTCCATTAATGTAACAAATTCTCCATAAGTAGGAGCGCTTAAAGCTGTGACGTCTGTGGATTGTAAAGTCATATCGGCATAAGAAGCGGTACTCGTTAATCTTCTTAAAATTACAATTCCTGTTCCTCCAATACCAGAATCAGCACCTTGTCCGCCTCCGCCGCCACCACCTGTATTTGCAGTAGCATCACCATAACCACTACCTTGATTAGTATCACCAAAACCTCCGCCACCTTGTGTTCTTCCATTAGCACCTGCACCATAATTTCCATTTGCAGTATTATCTGAGTTAGTAGTTCCACCGCCTCCTCCAGCGTACCAAGTAGCACTACCAGTAATATCGTTTGAAACTCCAACTCCTCCGTCTGCCCCAGCAGAATTTGTACCATTGGCACCAACAGCACTAGCACCACCGCCACCACTTGCTCCATGTTGCGGTCCTATTGTAGTTGAAGATCCACCAGCATATCCTTGCACAGTTGTTGTTTCGCCTGAGATTGGAGTTATCGCTGGAGTATTTCCAGCACCCGCATCACCACCATTATAGCCACCACCACCGCCTGAACCTCCATCACCAGCATCTGAGTTATCATTAGCACCTTCACCACCACCTGTTGAGGTAATTGTTGTAATTCCTGTTCCTGATAAAATACTATCACCACCAACAACCCCAGGGTTGTTGCCTGTAACGCTAGTACCACCAACACCGACAGTAATAGTATAAGTGTTTCCACCAGTAAGACTTAAAGATGCTCCTGCTCTATATCCTCCAGCTCCACCACCTCCTGCATTTCCCCTTCCTCCAGAAGCACCGCCACCGACAACTAACCAAGTGTGGTCTGTTGTTGTAGAAAAACTATAAGAGCCAGTTGCGGCTGTATCAGTCCATTTATACCAAGTATAATCTCCATCTACTCCTGTAGAGTCAGCATCTTGAGTAACTGTTCCTGTTATAGAACCAGAATAATAATAATTTGAACCTGAAGCTATTCTATTGTCATCCGTTGAAGCTGAAGCATCTACCCCACTTGTATCAAAAAATTCATCAATCGATTGGTCGACTAAATTATATCTAACTAAAGAGCCATTGACAGCGACGTAAAACCCTAAAACGGCGATATTCGATTGGATTTGATCGTCGTCATAATCAGAAGCCGCAGAAGCGACAACTCCTGAAGCTCTAAAAAAATTATCTCCTACTTTTCCGCTCATAAAGCTCCCTATAATGTTTGATCTAAATAACTAATAACAACATCCACATTTCCTGTACTACCTAATTTACCAGAAAGCACATCGGTTGCTTCAAGCACAATCCTAGTAGTATGTTCAAATGTTGCGTTGGCAGCTAGGGCTTGATCAGAATAAATTTCGTAGTCGCTGGCGCCAGCGTCATCTCGTATATATAAATCAAAAGTTTCTGCGGTACCGGCCGTTTCACAAATTGATAGATTAAGCACTGTATAAGTATGTCCAGATGCTACTGTAAGTAAATCTACTTCACTATTTGATAGTGCTGCGTTTAACTTCACTTTCATTACTTCACTTGCCATATTTTCCTCCTATTAATTTAAAATTAAATATCATATTTAAAATCCCATTATAAAAGCTTTGCCAGTCGTTGATAGACTTGGATTCCATGCGGTTGCTACCTGTACGTTACCATCAGCATCTATTAAAACCATCTGCTCTTTTGCTACTTCAATTTCCACTTGATTAGCAGTAGACGGACTGATTTTATCTGTTTTTAATTCTGTTGCCATGTTTTTCTCTTATTAAATATCATATTTAAAACCCCATTACCAATGCTTTACCGGTAGAAGACACAGATGGGTTCATTGAACCCTCAATAGCTACAACTCCAGTTCCATTTGGAGTTAAAGTAATTGCACCGCTGGCGCCATCAGCAAGAGTAACAGTTCCTGCATTAGTACCATTATTTGTGTTTAAAATTAAATCTCCCGTACCTTGGGTAGTAAGCGTTGCATTAGCATCATTATCACCAATCTGTACGGCATCTGCTCCAAGATTAACATCACCGGTTCCGTTCGGAATAATATCAATATCAGCGTTTGAAGTTGAAACAATATCATTTCCATTAACATCTAAATTTCCTCCTAATTGTGGTGTTGTATCATCAACAACAGCGGCTAATGCTCCGACTCCACCTCCACTTGCATTTAAATAAACAGTTCTACTTGCTGGTAAAGTACAGAATACATCTTTAGTACCGCCTGCAAAATCAACTAGCGAATCTGAATTAGAACTTGAATAAATAGTTGTTCTTGAAAGGGTGTCAGGAGTTGCATCCGTTACTGTTCCAAGTCCGACTTCCCATTCAGTCGTTCCCTGATTAAATATTGCATAGTAAGTTGTGTTACCCGTTGCAATACCAGCAACAAAAGTTTCAAACCCTGTTGCAGCTGAAGTTGATAGATCTAGTGTTCCTGTACCGGTAGTTGTACTAGTCTGTTTTACTCTGTCATTTATAACCAAAGCCATTTTATTCTCCTTAAGCCATGCTTATGATAGCGTCTGCAGCTGTAGATGGACTAGGAAAAGAAATTGTAAATGTACCATTGGTACAACTTTTACTTCCATCAAAATCTAACACCACACATAATTTATCACCTTGATCATCATTAAAGATTACTCCAAAAGCTGCGGTAATCGTTGCCGATGTCCATGAGGTATCTGCAAAATCACAAGATGCAACGGCTGTCGCATAAACAACTGCATTACTACCTAAATCATTTCCCGCAGCTGTATAATTTGTACCCCCAGATGAACTTACTTCATTTGTCGCTGAATAAACAGTACTAGATGTGTTGTATGGATTAGCAGTGTAAAGTGCTAATTTAAACTGATCTCCTCCAGATGCAAAATTATGTGTTCCGGTAAATAATTCTCCCCGAAATGCATAAGGTATTACGTTTGCCATTTATTTGTCTCCTTCATAATTAATTACTCGATGGAGATTTTGAGATTATTTGTGCGCGAATGACTCCATCGCCATATTCGCTTCTGCGTCTGAAACCGATTTGCTCGATTGCGTACGATTCTATAGCTTCTTTATAGGCCGCTTTGTAATATTGTAACATATCTTGCGGACCTTTCAAGTATCCATATGTATTTACCAGACATGCGTACAAAAGTAAATCAGGATATTTATTAGATATATAAGTTCCAGTTGTAGATACGCTAGAATCTGTAAGACTGACAGGCTCTTTATTAAAAGCCATGGTAATTTCATAAGCTGTATCTGGAGTAGGTGCAACCACCCAATAGGATTCATCCCAATTGGCCCAATATTTAGGAAGGGAAGTAGATGCAGTAGATGGAGTATTATAATATTCGGCCATAAAACTAGTATCTCTTTGTTCTAAAAAAACTTGAACATTAGGACTCACATTATCATTTAATAATTGAACATATCTAATTACCCGACAATTCTCCGGAATACTAATATATCTATTTGCAATAATACAGTTTGAAGTGGAATAGAATCTTTCATCATCTACATCAACTGCTCTAAAAATAGTATGTTCAGCGTTTTTAATAAGTCTTTCTAAAACAGTATCACTAAGAACAGTACTACCTACTTCTGTATAATTTCTAATATCGGTTTGTAAATTTGATAAACTATATGCCATGTTATGCGTTTACGACGGATAATGTTACAGGTCCTGCTGAACAATAATCGCCGCCTCCTTTGACACTACCATTTGTTGATGTACTTGTACTTGTAAAATAAAAATAATTTTCCGGCTCCCCTAAAGTGCCTGCCGTAGTCGTTACACTGCCATCTGCATTTTTCTTTCCAACTGTAATTGTAAATCCAGCTGCCGCGCTAATATCACTGACATTATCAAATGTAGGTACAGATATAAACTGTTGTAAATTTTTTGAATCTGCTCCTCCAGAACCTTCAGCTGTAACTACAGGAGGTCCTCTGAATCTTACTGTGTCATCAGTCGATCTTTGATGATCAATTGAAAAAACATTTACAAAAGTACTTCCTCCATATTTAATAGTTTCAAAAGGATTATTGCTTAACATAATTAAACTTGTTTTAGCTGCCGGTTGGGGTCTTGCATTTCTTAATGCTTGCGGATCTCCACCATGGAAACGTGGATCTAATTGAGGTTGTTTAGGTTCATATTCTGAATAATGAACTAAAAAACCATTCCAT